AACGACGACACCGTCTTGAATATAGGCATAGCTCACGGGATGCTTCCTCGTCAGATAATGTAACCGATACTGCTCACGGCCCAGGTTTGGCCGACAGATATCGAGTAATAACCGGCCTGCGGCGCGATAATTAGGACAGGCGTGCCCGTTACGACGTCCCTATTTACGTCCGACCACATAATAGAGCTCCCAGGCCCGTTCGATGCCGTCGGCGATAACCAGATGTTGCTGGTTGCGCTCGTGGTCGTGCATTGCGCCTCCGGGAACCACGTATTGGCGTTCGCCGGAACGGCCGAAGCGAGGCTCGGCAGCGCCGAATAGCTCACCCCGGTCAGGCCCGAACCCACAGTGATAGGCGCCGTATTGATCGCGCGATCCTTTTGGGCGAACGCGAAAAGGTTCGTGCCGTTGGTGACGCCAGACCAGATCAGCACCGATGCCGTGTAGCCCGCGGGCATGTTCGAGCCGGAATAGAGCGTGCCCCTCGATGTCGAACCGGCGCAGCCGAGCGCGGCCCATGTCTGTGTCGACGGATTATAAATTGCGTAGACTGACAGGTCAGCGCTCGTGGGTGGCGACCCGGTGTCCATGCCGCCGGCGCCCGTCGTCGCGGCGTTGAGGGACAGCGATAGCCCTTGGCCGCCGTAAGCTAGACCTCCTAAGGCGGTTACGGCGACGATTTGATCGATCGTCCACGACGCCGTCTTGGTGCTTCCAGGCGCACTGCCTGAGAGCCGCGAAAACCCCGCCATCTGCGGCGCGTCCGCCGCCGCGACCGGCGCCAGCACGCGCAGGTTCGTGCCGTCGAACATGATGGGGAACAGGCAGCCCGCCAGCAGAGCGCCCTTCGCGATCTTCCGGCCATCGAACGTCTGGAGCGTCTTGGCGCCGAGGCCGCTGATCGTGGCCGTGGGCGCCTGCGTCGCGTTGGCGCTCGCCCCCTTGGCGACGTTGATGACGGTGCCGGCCTTGTATTCCAGGACCGAGGGCGTCGGATTGACGACGAGTGCGTCGGCCGTGCCGCTGTCGGCGGCAAAGTTCGCCTGTCCGCGCTGGATCATCTGCCAGACGGCGCCGACGAGGATCGTATCGTCGAGATCGTTCTCGAGGATGACGGGAGATCCGGCGATGAGGTTGCCGTTGCCGCGCACGAGATTGCGCAGCTTGGCGATCAACGAATTCATCCAGCTGCCGCCGATGTAGGTGCCATCGCCGGCGGCCGGGCTCGAGCAGTCCTTGAACCACGTGTCGCTCGCCCCGAACGCGCCGCTGCGCGAATCGGACTGGCGCACCGTCGTCGAATTGTTGGCGTTGGTCGGCCCAAGAATATCGGTCATGGCGTGGTCTCAAAGAGAACGACGATGTGCGCCCCGACGATGCGGGCCATCAGACATTGCAGGCCGACGATGTTGGGGGCGCAGGCGAGCGGTGCTCCGGCGAACAGGGCTCCCGCCATGGGGGGCGTCTGGTACGAGCCCTGGTAGGCCGGGCTCGCGCCGAGCGAGACTATGATCAGCAGGGTCGATGCGCCGAGCCCGAGGCCGGCCATGCTGCCACCGGCGAAGGCGCATCCCGCCATGGCGCCGCAGCCGGCATCGTAGGCTTCGCACGTGATCGACCATCCGGCCCGCGCGGCGATCGAGGCGAAATAGTCGCACGTGACACCGCCGAGCGCCGCGACCTTGGTGCAGAGATCGGGATGGGGATCGCACCCATCCGGCAGTCCGTATTCGGCCATCCACAGATCGATCGTTTCGGAAGCCGTCGCACACCAGAATTCTTTCCTGAGCGCACAAATCCGCTGATTGACCCAGGCCCAGACGTCGGCCAGCGCGTACCAATATTTGTAGATCGTCGACGTCGGCTCCGGCGTCCCCGCATGGGTGCGCCAAGCCCGGCCGCGCGGCAGCAGCGCCAAGAGCTGCGGGATGATCTCATCCTGCGTCGGGCATATATCGCTCGAGGGGACGCCGTTGCAGGCGGTCATGTCACGGTCCCCAGCACCGGCAGGCATGCGGCGCTGATCGCCGCGTCGCTGCCGCTCGCCGGCGCCGAGATGATGGCGCGCTGCTCGCCCGTCGCATTGGCGACAGCCTGCTCGATCCAGCTCGTCGAAAACGAGAAGGGCGCCGCGAGGTAGGGCATCGCGGCGAGGATGCCGGAATTGGCCGGGTCATTGCCCGACACGCGGCCCATGCGGCGGAACGTGTCGGCTAACTCGGCGAGCACCGCATTCTGCACCGTGGTCGTATTCGGCTGCAGCGTGCCCAGGGCGCTGACGTTGATCGGCTGCGCTGTCGGCGCGACCACGGTGACCTGCGCTGCGGCCGGCTGCACGACGGCGAGCGCATTGGCCACGAGGGCGATATGCGCGCTGTCGGCGATGCCGCCCGTTGCGCCGAACAGATCGTCGAAGATCGGAAAGACCCGCACCGTGCCAGCCCCGGCGTAATAGCGCTCGACGAACACACGGGTGACGCCCGAGACTTCCAGCGCCCACGTGACATAATCCGACGGCGCGCCGCCCTGGATCGGGTTGCGCTTGCGAAACAGGATGCGGCCGCGAAACGTGCCGAGGTCCGCCGTGAACGGCAGGCCGTCCGCCTCGACGTCGAGCCCGCCGGTCAGGCCGCTCGAATCCGCCACGGCCGTCGCCGTGCCAGCGCCCGGGCCGCTGAAGCCGGAGATCATCGTGAAGGCCGTGCCCGGCTGCGAATTGCCGGCGAGTGCCGCGACATTGGCGACGGTCGCCAGCGTCAGCGTGCCGGACCCGCTCGTCGCCCCGCCGACGGTCGCAGCGACGATCGTGCCGTCGGCGCGCTCGAGCTGCGCGCCGGGCCCCGCCGTGATGGCCGCCTGCGTGGTGACGACGATATTGCCGGCCGCCGGCTTCGCGCCCTTGCGGGTGAGGCCGATTTCCGACCCGTGCATGTCGAGGTCCGGACCTTCGGCCGTGAGCGCGAATTTCGCCCTCTGCACGGCATCGAGCCGATTGAAGATCTCCCAGGCCGAGCCGCCGATCACCTTGGCCGACGGCCCGATGTTGTTGGGCCACAGCCATGCGTCCGTGCCCGGCAGGTAGGCGCGGAACGCCTGCCGCGCCGCCTGGACGCAGGCGGCGAGCGATGGGATGTAGAAGGTCATCTGGCCGCCGCCTACTACTGCATCGTCGTGCAGGCGAACTGGTGCCCGGTCGTGGCCGCCACCACGTTGATCGTGCCGTTGTCGCTATCCTCGATCGAGCCGCCCGGCAGGAGCTCGATCGACTGGCCGCTCGAGGTCGAGGCGCCCGCACCGATCATGACGAACAGATCTTCGGTCGTGCCGATGCCTTGCGTCGTCGTCGAGACCGGATTTTGAATCCGGTAGCGCTTGCGCGTCGTCGAGGCTGCGGCCACCTGCTGCGACGTGCCGCCCGTGGCGATCGAGCCGCCGCAATTGGTCGAGGTCAGAGGCGCCGCGGCGGTGGGCAGCGGATTGATCGTGCTGACCGGCTGGCCGCTCTGCGACAGCGCGGCGAACAGCGGGTTGCCGGGCGCGATCGGCAGGCCTCCCTGGGAAAGCGCCGACCATACGGCGCTGTAGGCCGAATTGTTGGCGATGCCGACGCTCAGATGCGTCAGCGCATAGTAGATGCCCGAGAGCCAGCCCGAGACGCCGATGCCGCCGGACGGCTGGGCAATGCCGAGCCCGGGCGTGCCGACCTCGCCCGTGGTCGGCGCCAAGGTCGTGACGATCGGCGAATCGACCGCTCCCGCATAGACGCCGGGCGGCTTGATCGAGACCTCGGCCCCGGACGTGTTGTCGACCAGGCGCAGAGAGTTGAGCACGTTGACCGCGGCCGCGACGGGGCTGAACGCGAGCGTGACGCCGACGGAGCCGGACGCGAGCGACAGAATGCGCACACGGAAATGCGTCGCCCCGCCGACGTCGGCGAGATAGATGCCGGGCCCGCTGACGAGGGCGGCGACGTAGCGCGTGCTCGAAATCTTGGCGCCGGTCGGCACGAAGGTGACGCCGCCGTCGAAGCTCGCCTCGAACTGCGCCTGGCCGCTGAAGCTGCCGGCAAGTGTAATCCGCGCCGTCGCATCTCCGTTGATCGCCTGCTGGCAGATCGACCCGGTGGTCGGCGCGCCGGTCACCAGCGTCGCGCCGTTCTGGCCGCTCGCAGTCGACGACGCACCGTCGGCAACGGTCAGCGTGCAGCTGGCCGGCCGGATGTCGGGCGCGGTCAGGTAGGATTCCATCATCGACAGCAGGCCGCGGATGCCGGCGCCCCCGGCCCGATAGACGAAGCCGCTGATATCGGTGCCGTCCTGTGCGGCACCGTTCGGCAGCGGCGGCGCATCGGTCGGCGAATAGGGCGCGCCCGTGCTCGGATCCATGATCACATGGCCGGGCGCCTGCGATCCGTCCGGCATGAGGATCGTTTTGAGCTGGAACGGATTGCGATTGCCGTCGAGCGAGGCCTCGTTGGCGCGTGCCGGGAGAGCGCCCAGCATGACAGCCAGCGCCAAGATGATCAGGCGTTGCATGGGGCTCCCTAGATTTCCGTCAGAAGCTGCGTATTGGCCGGATCAGAGAAATCGAGGTTCGGCGCGTCGTAGAGCGGCGGCCCGAACGCCGTCGGCGACAGCGGCGTGAATTCCTGGTTCCATATGTCGTCGTAACGCCGGTCGAAGAGCTTGATGCCCTTGCGCCCGTAGAGCTGGCAGGCGACGTCGAGACGATTGGGCGACATCGACACGTAGGCCTGCACTTCGACGTCGACGACGGCCTTTTGCCGTACGAGCGGCGAGAGTGCGTCGAGCCCCATCGATACGGCCCAGCGCGGCGTCGCCACCGGATCGATATAGCTGCGCTCGAGCAGCCAAAACAGCGAGCCGAGCGGGCCTTCGCCGAGATCGGCGCGCACGTCGACGCCATCGCCCCACCATCCGCGCAGATCGCCGTCGGCGAATTGCGCGAGCGGATGCGTCGGCGGGCAATATCGGTCCGTGAACCAGCACAGGATGACGGCCGTCTCCAGCGCCCGCTGCGCCCGCAAGCCGCCGCGGTTGAGCGTCTCGCTCGAACCGGCGAGTGCCCAATCGCCGATGCCGTTGGGCGAATCCCATACGGTATCCCAAAGCAGCATCGGCTGCTTGGCGCAGCCTTCGTTGATGCGGACGTTGATGATGATGTCTGTCATACGACGAATACTTTCGTGGCGACGTTCGTCTCGTCTATGAAGCCCCCGGTATCGACGGTGCCCTGCATCGAAACCGGCGTGTTGGCGCTCGCGCTGCCGAGATGGCAACTGCCGTTGAGCACGATCGTCGGCGCCGTCAACGTGATCGTGCCAGGCGACACGATGCGGATATTCGACTGCACCAGCGAGACGATGTTGCTGTTGGCATCGTAGATATAGGTCTCGCCGGGATTGTTCCCGGTCGGCCGATATTTCGGATGCTCGAGGCCGAGCACGTAGCCCTTGTCGCTGCGGCCGCCGAGCGCCAGCAGCAGCCCCTCGCTGCCGGCTGGCGGGATGGCGTTGAAGCCGAAATGCTGCAGCCGGGTGACCTCGCCCGGGTTCTCGCCGGCGATGCCTTGCAGGGCCGCATATTGCTGTGCCCCCTGATCGTTGATGGCGCTGGCGATGACGCGGCGCAACTGGCCGCGCTGCGAGATCTCGTCGCCGAAGCTCATTGCACCATGCTCGTATCCATCCCCCACTGGGAGCCGGACTTGTTGACGCCGGGGCTCGCCGTGCCGCCATGGGCGCGCGGGTCGACGAGGTGCAGCACGCAGCTCTCGCCCTGGCTTTCCTCGCCGCTCTGCTTGTAGCTGATCTCCTCGATCAGCATGTCCTGCACCAACCGGACAGTAGGAGAATCGACGAAGACCTTGTTGCCGGGCATAAACAGCGCGCCGGTCTCGTCGCGCCAGGACGGCACGGTCACGGTCGCGCGCAGGCCGTTGCCGGCTTCCGCCTCGCGCTTGTGCTGCGCCTTCTTCTGCACGTGCCCGCGCGTCGTGTGGCGGCTGTGCAGATGATGGTGCGGCCGGTAGCGCGGCACGGTCGAATCCTGCGCCGTCGCATAGATCTGCGTCGCCTGCGCGCCGTTGTCGCGATAGCGTTGGCCGTGCACGTGCACATGGCTATGCCGGGCATGATGCGGATGATGGTGGCCGTGCTTGTCCTTGCCGGACGATCCGATATGCACCTGGATCTTCTCGATATTTACGCCCTCGATCAGGGCGCCGGCCTGGCGCGGCGGATTGGCCCCCGCCTGCGTCATCCTGATCGAACCGTCCGGCAGGCCATGCATGGTCGCGTCCTGCTCGTCGCAGAGATCGGATAGGAACGAAAACGCACTCTCGCCCGGGTTCGGGCGCGTACGGTCGATCTGATCGAGCACGAAATCGGCCGTAAATCCGATGCCGAACTGATCTTGATCCATGGCAATGTCGAGTGGCGTCTTATTAACATAATCGGGCTTGGTATGATCGGCCGAGCAATCGACGATGTCCTGTCCTTTCGCGCGGCCGGAAATACTCACCTTCGCTGTTTTACCTTCGAGCATCGGCTCTACCTCGTCGATATAGCCGGTGAACATCAGGTCGGAATTGCCGAAGATCTGCAGCGGCGCGAAGGGCACGAACGCCGCGAGCGACGCGTCGAGCGCCGCCTCGATCCTGAAGCTGCGCGCGGCATGGTTGACGGCCGCCGTGATCTCCACCTCATACCACCCGGCATAGCTGTCGCCGCCGAGCTTGACGGTCACGACGTCGGGCGTCGTCACGAGGCGAGCGCCTCGAATTGCAACGGCATGTAGGAGGCGTGCAGCACGTTGTTGCGGGCGATGAGATCGGCGGCGCGCGTCGGGTCGCCGTAGAGCCGCCATGCCCACCACAGCGACGGCAGGCTGCGGTTGGCCGATACCGTCGCGATGGGCGTGGCATTGATGATCGCCCGGCTCAGATAGTCGACGCCGCGGTCGCGCAATTGCGTCAGCGCCCTTGCGACACCGGCATCGCCGGCCCCCCGGCATTCGCCGAGCTCGCGCTCGATGCGCTCGACGAGGTCGGCCCGGGCCGTGATGGCGCTCGGCCGATCGGCGAAGGTCATGCCGACGAGGCACTGCACAGAAGGCACCATCAGCGTATAGCGCGAGATGCGGGCAACAAGCTGCCCGTTCGCCGCGTCGTTGACGCGGTTGACCGACGCGACCGGGATCGCGACGTCCGCGATCGCGTCGACGGCCGAAGCGAAGGCGCTCACCGCCTGCGACGGGTCCATGGCGTCGCCGATCGCCGACGACACGGCGAACAAGCCGGCTGGCAGAGAGGCGTCGAGCCCCGTCACCGGCGAAACGGCGAGAGGCACGGCACCGTAGAGGGCGACGAGCGTATTGCCGATGCCGATGACGGCCGATGTCGGCGCCGCCGTCGACAGCGACGGCTTTGCGGCGGTCGCGACCTGCACGCTGAAATTCGCGTATTTGATCGCGTCGAGACTGTTGTCGGCGACGATCAGCTCCAGCATCGCCACGAGGTTCTGCAAGCCTGAGACGATGTTGTCGACGATCCATCCGGGCTGGCTCACAGCAGCGACAACCCAGTCTGCAGCAGCGACCCGGCAGCCGATGCCAGCGCCGAGCCGGCATCGAAGACGAGCTGCCCGAGATAGCCCGTGGACGTCACGGCCGTCGCCGCCCCGTCTTGCATGAACACCAGATCGAAGGACACGAGGCCCATCTTGTCGCGCTCGCGCTGGCGCTTGTAGTTGTGCAGGCGGGCATTGACGATGCCCTGGATGGGCAGCGACAAGGGACCGGGCCCCTGTGCGAGGAACATCTGCACCAGCGCCGTGGAATCGACGTCCGACGTATCCCCGATGAGATAGGCCTTGACCGTAAAATCCACCGCCTTGGCACCGAGATCCTGGATATAGGGCGTGTCGCGGTTCGGAAACTCGACGCGGTGCAGCCGCTTGCCGCCATCCTCGTCGTCCTTCTCGATCCAGAACGGCACGCCCATGTAGGACGCCGGCCATAGCGAGGCTTCCCAGTCGCGCACCTATTGGTGTCCCCACGACGGCGACTTCGTGATGCCGACGTTCGACGACACCCTCGCCCCCTGCGAACTCGCCGAGACGCCGTCCGTTGCCCTCGCCGTCGCCGTCACGCCCTGGTCGGCGTGCACATCGACCACCACCCTGATCGGATCGACCTTGATCGGGTCGACCGTGACCGTGGTGGGCACCGGGGGCCTCTCTTCCGCGCCATAGGCGCTCTTGATGCCGAAGAACTCTTGAAAGATGTGTGATAGATCAAGTCCAGAAGACGCAGAAGAGGGAGGCAGTTCGATCGTCGGTGCCCTGATATTGGAGTGATCACCATCGAGAATGTGATAATTTGGATCGCCGAAAGGCCCCCATCCATGACCCTCGCCGCGTGGGTCGGGATGAATGCCAGCCTTGTAAAGGCGACGCAACTCGCGAGCCCGCTCATTGCGCGCAAGCTCGTACTGATCATAGTCAGCGTTCTGCGCATCCTTATCGTGCATCAACTTTTCGTGGGCCGCGCGCTGCCGGGCGATCTGCCTTTGTTCGATTTGCTCGGCGCGCGCCCTGATGACGGGATCTTCAATTCTATTTGCTGCCTCGAGAGCGGTATCGGATCCAGTACCCCAATGGGCTGGGTTCAATTGGTAGATAACCTCCCCGAGCCCGGCCGTCAGCGCCCTTAGCCCCCCAGCATCGAGCTCGATCTGGAGATCGCGCTCATGCTTATTTTGGGGCCCGCCAAATCGAGCATAAGGGTTGCTAACTTCGTCAGTCGCATCAACCGCACTCTGGACACCCAGGACCTCGCCAGCAATCCCGAGCATACCTACCCGTCCGAGGGCCCTGGTTCTTGCAGCCTCCCTTGCAGCCTCAGCTGCGGCGGCCTCCGCTTCAGCGCCGGCAACGCCGGCCCCTGCTGGAACGCCCCCCTTCCCGCCGACGACACCAGCTTCCTTCAGTGCGAAAGCCGCTCTCGTCAGCTCTACCGCGGCACCGTCCAGGGCCTTGGCCGATGTGCCCAGGCCGAAGCCGTTCAATACCTTGTAGGAAAGCCACCCCGCGCCGGCGAGGCCCGCGGCGCCTACTGTAAGGCCGGTGCCAACGGCGAGCGCAGGATGAGCCTCGAGCTTTCCCGCGATCCAATCGATCCCGATTGCCAGGCCGGCGAGACCCGTCGAGATCGTTCCCATCGCAGGGGATGATGTTACGGCAGCGAGGTTTTCGAGCGAATCCTTCAAGGCGCCAAAAGCGACGGTCGGATCGCTCCACAGGTCCCGGGAGTAGATGTCTTCCAGCGTCCCGATCTTATTGGTAAGATCTTCGTCCTTGTGCAGCCTGGCTCTCGACTGTGCCTGCATAATCTCGTTGGCGAACATATTCGCATTTTGATTGCGAAACATCGTCGCGAGATATTTCGTCAGCTCTTCTCTATTGGTCACCTTCACGCCGGCTTTTCCCAGCGCGGGAAGGGCGACCTACT